CTGAATGGTAGGAGGGGCGACCGAAGCCGCCCCTCACGCCCCTTACGACTGGCTGAACAGCTCGATCCCGGCCATTTCCGGGTTCAGGCACACCGTCCCCCAGAGCGCGTCGAAGCGGTACTTGGTGCTGAGGTCGTTGATGGCGCCCTGGCGGGTCATCACCAGCTCGATCCCGTCGTCCGTGGTCCCGCGCATCACCGCCAGGCCGGAATCCGTGGCCGGCATCAGACGGCCGGGCAGGATTTCCATCACGTCGCCGGCCCAGAACACGTTGGCCGAGGCGGTCACCGTGTTGAGGAAGGTGATCGCCGCGCCGTCCGCCGGGGTGGCGGTGACGTTCTGGTACTGGGCCTCGGCGTTCGTCGAGCCGCCATTGGAGATGATGGGGGGAGTGATGGTGATCACGCCCGAGCCGCCGGCGCCCGACACGATGGCCGTCACGCGGAACGTCTTGAGCTGGCCGGTGTCCTGCTTGGTGATGTGGTGCACCGAGTCGACGCCCGCGATGGTGAAGCAGTCGCCGACCGCGATGGTCCCGGAGGTCACGGCCACGGTCAGGTTCTGGAAGCGGTTGTCGACGTTGATCTGCGCCAGGCCGTTGGAAGAGGTCGTGGTCGCCGCCGGGGTGTAATACTGGTTGGCCCCGTTGACGGTCACGGTGACGGCGGTCTTGGCCGCCAGCCGCTTGGCGTAGTTCATCTTGTAGGTCTGGAAGCCGGCGACCTCGCCCAGATAGGCGCGCTCGTAGGCCACCAGGGACTTGGAGTTGTCCAGGACGCGGGAAGCCAGGTTGCCGGCCATGTTGTTGTAGTCGCGCGGCGACAGGCCGAACACGCGCCCGTCTTCCTGGATGCCGAGTTCGGTCATGGTGGCGTCGGCCAGCGAGATGTCGTCGTAGCCGGTCGCGGCCACCGTGCGCTTGATCACGATGGAGCCGTAGGCGGCCGCCGTGTTCATCAGGGTGACGTTGATGTCCGACGCCAGCTTCTGCCTGGCGCCGGTCCCCAGGCGACCCTCCTGCAGCGCATCGCGGAGCTGCTTGGCGGTCAGGGCGAACGGCACGGTCTGCTGCGTGTCGATGGACGCCGGCACGGAGAGCTGGGTCACGTCCTTGAAGTTGGACGACATGTCCCCGCCGCCGGAATAGGAGGTCATGATGTAGGGCTGCGGACGCCAGATGACGTCGCCGGCGCGCTCCATGGTCTCCTGGTTGGTCTTGTAGACCTTCGCCATCTTGGTGGCGACGACGGCGTCGTTGAAGCCTTCAAGCACCTGGTCGAAGGCGACGGCCTCTTCCTTTGTGAATCCGTTGGCCACGGCAGTGATTCCTTCTGGCCCCTCGGGGCGCTGGGACGGCCGGCGTCATCGCGACGCTGGTGTCGGGTTCAGGACTTGCCTTGGGCTTTCAGCCGGCGCTTGTACTGGACGATCTTGGTGCGATCCCCGGTGCGCTCGGCCTCTTTCTCAAGGCGTTCGAGATGCTTGTCCGCCTGGGACGAGAGCGGGGCCGAACCCCTGACGATCTGTTCCGGCGGCGGCGCGCGCTTCGTGGTCACGGAAATCTTCCCTTCCAGCTTGGCGAGCGCCTTGATCAGTTCGACGGGATCGGAAATCTTCGCGAGGTCCGCAGCCTTGGCGGGGTTGCGGCCGAGGGCCACGATCATCAGGGCCGGGTTGTCCGTGGCCCGAACGATCAGGGCTTGCTGCTGCAGGTCGAACAGGCTTTTGACCTCTTCGGCGCACTGGTCGTAGTCCTTGGCGTTGAGCTTGGCCTTTTGGGCCTCCAACGCTTGCAGACGCCGGTTCCAGTCCTCCTGCTGAGCAGCTTGGGACTTCTGCGCCTCGGCCTGTTGCCTGTCGGCCTCGGCCTTCCGTTGCGTCCACGCCTCGTATTCGCGTTCGAACCGGTCCGTGTCGTATTCGCAGTTTTCGATGGTGGGCTTTTCGCCGACCTCGATCTTCTGCGGTTGCGGCTGCTGGCGGCGCAGGGCTTCCAGCTCGCGGGCCTGTTCGCG